CTACTTCTTGTTTTTCTTCTTTAATTATACCTTTATTTTTTAAGATTTGTACTGAATCCTTAAAATTATTTACATTAGTTATGAAAGGTAAATTTGGATCACGACGAACTTCATACAAGAACTTCTGTTCTGTAATTTCGCCAGCTTTCAGTTTTCTGTATAAGTCTGTTGTTGTCATGTATATAAATATTTATCGTCCTTGTCCTCTATATTTTTTACTATAGTTTTTACTACTTTTTAATTTTGATGTTTTACTTTTAGCATGAACACCAGGTCTTTTTTTTTTACTTTTTTCCCTATGAGCAAAAACATTTACTGATCTTCTTGCAGCTGCCATTTACTCTGTTAATCCTTTAATTCTATTGTTTAATTCTTGTAACTTTTCGGATATAGTGTTAATAGCATTACGGGTTCTTTTAAGATATGACATACCTTCATTACTACCCTTTAATTCAGATTTCATTCTTTCAGTATGTCCTACTACCTTAACTATTTCATCTATTTTTCTTCTAATTTCTCTAACAGCTCTATGTATTTGTTCTGTAGGAGTTCTTAATTTTGTTTCAGTTTTAAATTGACTATAACGTGCCTCAGATAAATTTCGAACATTAACATTCCTAAATCCTGGATATTGATCATCAAAAGCATCTACAATTTCATCTTGCACATTTTCATCTCTAAGATTTAAAATCATATCCGTAAAAACTCCTTCACCAAATTCTTGAGCAGCTCTAGTTAAAATACGTTTAGAAACACCTAATTCTTCATTTAATTGAGATTCTTTAAAAATAGTAACACCACCACCCATATTAGGCTTAGCTTGATATCCATTATCCCTAGCCCTTTTAATAATACGTTCTTTAGCATCATCGGGTAAAGGCATAGAAATAATAGCATTTCCGTTTTCAATTTTATAAGGAATGCCACCTGCTACTTTATCAATATTTTCCTTAGTAATAGGTTCATAAGCTGAACCAAATGGAGCTGATTTTCCTTTATGTTTAGCTTGTGATTTAGGATCTATATTTTCGGCAGTTTGAAATTTACTATATTCTTCGGGATAATTTTTTCTAATATATGTTCTATATTGGTTAAATAATCCTTTCATTCTATCAGCAATATTATCTATAGTAGAATCATTAGTTCTTCTATCTAATTCCGACATTGCATCCTTTAAATCATCAAATTTTTTAAATACTGAATCAAATGCTGGTACATAATCTATTTTCCAAGAAATTTGACCAGTTGTTGGATCTATTTTAGTTACAGTATATTTAACTCCCTTAGATGTTTCTACATCGCCCACTTTAAACTGACCTCCCTTAGAAACTTTAGCCAATTCTAAAACGGATGCTGCATCTTGCGTATCCATATCATATCCTGTATTATCACCAGCCCATGCCTGACTATCAGTAAAATCTTTAATAGGGTTGAATTTTAATTCTGCCATATTATCCTCAAAAATCTGTTTATAATCCATAAATTTAGATTTTCTATTAGGGATAGAAGGATTAGGTTTAGTAAAAGGTTCTCCTATTTCATCTTTTTTTATTTTAAAAGCTTTAGGAGTAGCATATTGAGCTCCAGTACCTGGTGTAAATGAAGCACCAGTACCTGTGGTGCTCATTTCTTTATTCAATCCTTTTATTTTTAATTTCATGCTTTTTCTATTTCATTGGAAAGTTCAAGATATTGTAGTAGCGCAACTAGGTGATCATCTTTTAACTTTCTAGATTCTAGAATAGGATCAATTAAATTTATAACTTCTTGGATTTTAATTTTTAGTGCCGGCTCCTCTATTTTATCTACGTTTTCTTTCAGCCTAGTAGATATACTCTTAAACTTAGAATTCAAAAATTCTTTAAGTTTGGGAGCATCTGTAGCACTATTTATATATTCTTTTAATACTTCTTTTTGATCTTTAGAAAGACCATCAAATTTAGTATTATATTTTTCTAACATTATCTTATACGTAAGCGCACGAGTACCTTTATCTAAAGACATTAATTCCTCAACTAATGGTGATAAAGACATTTTAGAATCAGGTGTAGAAGTAATATGTTCTAATATAGTAATTTTAGAAGTAATAATAGATTCAGGGTTTGCAAATCCCTTATTATTAACTGATTCAAATAGTATATAAGTTGATGCTAATAATTTATAATTTTTAATTTTAGCTTGAAAAAAATCATTTAAATCAAAACTATTTTTAATTTCTTTAATTAAATTATATTTTTCTTTGGCAAGTTTATCTCTATCTAATTTTTTAGATAAATCCAAAACAGTGGAAAGAACAGAATCTGCCTTACTTTCAGGTAAAGCTATTGAATTATTAACCGTTTGATATAATTTATTTTCATCCGCTAATGAAGTTTTAGTAAAATATTTTTTTACTAATGAAGCGGCTTTAGAATTACCACTAGAAAGTGTATCAGCAGTAATTTTTCTTACTAGTAGTTCAAACAGAATACCAGTATTCTTGTATTTATTATGTTTTATTTTCATAAGTAGTGCGCTACTAATTATAAATATTAAACTTATTTAACTTCCTCACGAATTTGGTCTTCATCCAATAGTTTTTCACCTTCAAAAAGTGATACTTTTTGTTTGGGAAACATATTTTTTAGACTTTTTTCGTTTTTAGCGTATATAGCTTTGGTATTTATATTTTCTAAAGCTAGAGGTGAACCACTTTTATAATTTGGCAAACCAGGTCTATCTTCACTTCCTAAATTTGACTTCATTCTTGCTTGGCCTATAGTATCTTTACCTAAATTACTATCTTGTGTTCCATAATCGGAAGCTTTTTCCTTAGGACGACCTAAACCATCTAGAGCCTGTGAAGGAAATTCGGGATCATCTACACTATATCCTTTAGGTACTCCCTTACTTCCTGGGTATCTTCCTGCTCCATATAAGGATGCTAGGGCATGTGGTGTACCGTACGCTTCGCCGGATTCTGCTGGGTCATTCCCTTCAGCCGATATTTGTTCTCTACGGAATTGTCGTTTTTGGTCTTCGATTATTAAATCTCTATATTCTTGATATTGATCTTCACTAAAGTGGAATATATTATCATAAATCCAATCACTAGGTACTAATCTAGTTTCCATCATTTGTTGAGCTAGATCAACTTTTTCTTTTAGTAGTGCTATTCTTTCCTGATCATAAATTATAGAAGGAGTAGTTAATGAAAGTTCAAAATTAGTTAATGCAGCTCCATCATACCCTTGTGCATATAAATGAACCAGTGCTATTTTAGTTAATTCAGAAACTAATATTCTTTGAATACGTTCCACTGTTCTAGCAAATCTAATATCTTCCGCGGCTAATGTAGCTTTACCTTCAATATCACCCTCATAACCTAAATAAGCTTTTGGAACCTTAAGTGCTGCAAATAATTTATCTCTTAAATAAGTTACATCTTCTATAGCAGCATAATCTAATCCTTTTGTAGTTTCTATTCTAGTAGTTGCATCTCCACCTCTTACAGGAATATAAAAATCCTCCAAGATATTTTGCATATTAAACTTTAAATTGTATTCACCAGAATTAGGATCAATATAAGGTGTTTTTTTCATTTTATTGATCATTCTTTGCATATAAGTTTCTACCTCATTTGGTGGGATATTACCTACATTTACAAAGAAAGTACGTTTTTCTGGAGCTCTTACTATTCTGTGAATTAACATTGCATCCTCCATTAATGTAGTTTGTTTCCAAACTTTTCTACCTGGTTCAAGATACGATCTACCATAAGGAAGATAGTTAAAATCTGATAATAATTTAAAATGAGCCATTTCATAATTATCAAAAATTACTTCATCACCAGTATTAACACCCATTCCAGGAGAAACTTGTTGAAAACCTAATGGGTTTTCAGATACTGAATAACTAGGATCATATTTAAATTTTACATCAGATGGATTTTTAGGATCACCTCCTTCTACTCTTAATATAGTATAAGAAGAAAAAGGTACTACATTATATATACCAAACTTTTCGGATATTTCTAATTTTAAATAGAAATCACCATATTTTAACATATTACGAGTCCAAGACCATAAATTAAATTCTATATTTAATATATCATAAAATAAATTATATAATATTTTTTGAATAGTTTCATCCGCTGAACGAATTTGTAATACTTCGCCCATATCATTTCTTAAACAAGATTCATCAGATACTATATCTAATGCAGAAGCAACAATAGAATCAGTATCCATTGCCTCATAATCTGTATATAATTGAATTCTAGTAGAAGGGTAATTAGTCTGCTTCATTGTGTTATAATTCAGCCCTCCTGTAG